GAGGTGCGCGGTTCATCATAGTAGACATTCTCAGTTTATCTTTAGGAGCGCCCAACTCTCGCGAAACTGTACAGAGGAGTCGAACCCTCTTGGAATGTATTTAGGAAACAGACACAACAAGTAGCTTTTGCTTTGTTGTGTATGTTTGTGTGATTGGCAGTCATATCCTTGGACCGAACAAATCCGTTTTTGGATGCGTTACTCGAAGTTAATTATCGTGGAGTTTCTTAACAAATGTCAGCCGAGTTTGCCAAGACTCATCTTCGCGAGCATTTAGTAAGTCTTCTCGTAGGACCCATTGGAGAGGGTTTTTGGAGCATCTACGATTCAGCTAAAGAACTATGTGAGCGCAATGGACAGATGGATCAGGTTCTTCGCACCTTTCAGAATATGCTGACTCGTATTCCCGACTGGAACGAGGCTACTCTCACAACCGAAGTTGAACGTATTGTAACACAGACTAAGTGTACGTATATGGATGATCTTCTGATGGGAGTATTCATTTCGTACATGAAGGCGTTCGCCAATCTACACTATCGTGGATCAAAGTCCGAGCTAAAGGTAGATTTTGAGCGTCCAAGTCTTCAGAAGTTCGTTCATGAAGTGTACAAGATTTCAGCTCGTAAGTTTTGGCAGGTTGCATATGTCTTTAAGACTGTAGGTGTCTCGGCCGAACAACAGGCACGTAATCGTCAGGATATTGAGAAGATGATTGCCGAATGTATGGAGCAGGTTATTCGTGGATTTCTTCCATGGGAATCTATTGCTAAGAAGTATTTCAATGAACAGCAGGATGATGATGAGTCGGAGTCTGAAGAGAAGCCCAAGGGTGTTTCTTTTGGCGACGATGTAGATGATTCAGATGACGATGATGAAGATGAAGATAAGCCGGATATTCATGTAGGAGAAGAGGAGGGAACTATTGAGTTTGAGGATCTTGATAAGGCTGTTCCAGTAGTTGAATCAGCTACAGTTCCGGAGGTAGAGAAAGATCCTCTTGCTGAAATTGAAGGAAAGGCTGGAGCTGCCGAAACCCTCGTTCTAAAGTTATAAACATTCCCAAAAATCATTAATAAAAATGATGCTTGTTATTGCTTCCTTAGCGGTAGCTATTGTATGCTTTATTGTTTACGCTTTAGAGCGTCGTTCAAAGAATGAGTCAATTAATTGGTTTGATGCTGGTAAGATCACCATTTTTGGCGGTATCTTAGCGGCATGTGTTGTATTTGGAACCTCTTCTGAGGTAGTTGCCGATGCTGTAAAGAGCCTTGAACTTCCAGTAGTTCAGGATATGTTTGTAGGAAAGCCCACATTCTAATCAACTAATAATACTGATTCTCCCACTGGAACTGAATCAATACCATAAACAGACTTTAAAGTTACAATTTCCTTTCGCGGTATAGCATTATCCTTACAAAAGCGAACAATCGCCTTGTAAAGATGAAAGCCATGGTATCGGTCATGTTGAGGATTATTGTCCTTGAACATAACTGACTTTCCATCGTCTAGTGTCAACCATTTTATGAATAACTGGAATAAGAGATTATTACGATACTCTAAGTTACCAGGACCTTCAGGGAATAAGTCCCAAAACAGAGATGTAGCTAATCGAACAAGATCGAATGAAGGATTCGGCTTAATTACCTGAAATTTGGGATTATACCATGGTTCAAAGTTATACTGCCCACCAGCTTCCTCATCTACTGAAAAGTGATCACTCATAAATATCTTTGGTTCCTTCAGTCCATTTAGTTTGAGCATTCCTATTCCACGCTCAAAATCAATGATCTTAATGACATAACCATAGGTTGGTACGCGGTAAAGTATTCCGCCACAATTGTAGTAGAAATACTCTGAAGTTGTTGGAAGATACATCACATTATTTGAGTGAAGATCATTATGCGTGAACGCAAAGTTACGTTGAGCAAATGCTAGAGCAAACATAACCTGTGCAATCCAAGCTAGATGCTTTTCTGTTTCGGGATGTAAACTGATCAAATCATAAAGTGTGCCAGTACACTTCTCAATAACAGTTACTTGAACGGGAACATTCTTAAATAAAGCCCAAGCAAAAGGCTCTACGTCTTCATCATCTTCATCGTCTTCGTCATCATCAGACTCACATTCACAGGACTTTACTCCAAAGATGTAAGATGTAGAAACAGACGATCCGGAAGATTCATCATCACTATTTTCTTCATCATCGTGAAACATTGGTTTCATTTCACCGGGAGAGGTTTCAGGAATATCAAGTGTATCAAGTTCCTTTACATCATCAAGCTGAACATCACCTCCAAGCTGAATTGATAATCGAGCTGTTCGCGTATGTCTAAAATCGGGAGATTCCTGAATATCATCTGATAACTTTATCTCAAATGTCTTTCCGATATTTGTTGAAAACCATGATCGGTCAGAAAGATCTCCATAATCATCAGAAATATCAATTATATGCTTATCCGCTACACCGCTAAATACTCCAAAAACCTTAGGAAAATGACGACACCCTGACTGTGACAAAGCAACTGAAAGAATTGATCCTACATATGCGGCATTGCTAGGATTCTGTATCTTCTGATTGATGAGATTTGAAACTTCTTCAGAATTGGGAAGACCAAGAGTTCCATAATCCCCCTGCATCCATTTGTATGGGGACAGTAACATTGTAACCTTTTTATGTATGACAACTTCCCCCTCTGCAGTGCGAATAGTATTTCCTGCCTTTACGTCAAGTATAGAAGACTCTAGACGAATTCCATAATCCTTGACATTATCTAAAAGTTCCGTTTTAAACAATTTTTCAATCGGAGGAAAGAATGGTTGTATGTTATTAATTCCCCAAAACTGTAAGCCTGAAGATCTTAATCCTGACATATCGTATTTTTGAACAGACATTCCAATGGAGTTTGTTCGAAGATCGCTGGATGACTGCTTACGCTTGACCATATTATAGGAACGTGTTAAACATAAACTAAAAACTTCACGCACTAAAGTAATGAACTTTCAGATCAAAAAGTTTGATATTAATATGCTTCGTGACCGTTGCCAAATGGACTCACGAAAATCCCCAATGATTGTCCTAATTGGAAAGAAAGACACTGGAAAATCTTTCTTAGTTCGCGATATTCTATTTCATACCCAAAATGAGTTCCCAATTGGAACCGTCATTTCAGCTACTGAGGTTGCTAACGAGTTTTTCCAGCATATGGTTCCCTCTAAACTCATTCATGATAAGTACCAGCCTTCGATTGTGATGAACGTGATTAAGCGACAGCTAGGAGTAAAGACTGCTCGTAATGAAGAGAAGAAGAGGAATGGTGGAAATTCTCATACTGATCCACGAGCTTTTCTGATTTTAGATGATTGTCTTTTCGATGGGTCTTGGATTAAGGAAGAATCTACTCGCTACATTTTCATGAACGGTCGTCACATTGATGTAATGACGATTATTACTATGCAGTATCCCCTTGGCATTACTCCCAATCTTCGTACCAACGTAGATTTTATCTTCATTCTTCGTGAGAATATTACGGCTAATCGTCGTCGTATCTACGAGAATTATGCAGGTATGTTTCCTACATTTGAAATGTTTTGTCAATTCATGGACCAATGCACTGAAAATTTCGAGTGCTTAGTGATCTGCAACGGTGTCCAGTCGAACAAACTTGAAGATCAGGTTTTTTGGTATAAGGCAAGTGACCACCCACCTTTTCATTTATGTGATGATTCGCTATGGAATGATAATAAGCCTTTTTCTAGTTCTATGTTAGCACAGGACGAGTATTCTGCGGACAATATGCGCAAGAAGACAAAAGACCCTTGGGTTCGTGTGAACCAGGAAGGAAAGGATAAGCGTTAAGGTTTAATTAGTCATCAGCCCCTAAACCCGTGATCAGCCCGATAGCCCGGTTCGGGATGTCCTAATACGCTTCTCATTTCTGTATATGCGTCAGACCACTCTTTTTCTGCCGCAGCAATTTGAGCAGGACTAGCATTTCCAGTCTTCTCTAAATCTGCAAGTTTTGCACGTAACATTTTCACCTTTTCTTGAAGGGACATTGGTAGAACACCTCCGCGCCGAGTCTTACGAGTCTTACGAGAGTGCTTCTTGTGCTTACGAGTGCCACCACGGCGACCTAGCTGGCGATCGCGACGCGCGATACCCTCTTCCAGCTCTTTAATCTGTTCTTTCAAATCATCGCAGGGATCATCACCACCACGCTTCTTACCCTTGCCCTTGTTCCTACGAGTGCGACGACGACCACCCATACTTAATCCTTTCATTAAATCCTCAAGATCATCAACACTGCTAGACATGCTGACTCGTGATAAAAGACTATTTAGTTCATCAACTTCAGCCGAACTTGCTGCCTTAGCCTTACGGGCTTCTATCTTGGCTGCTAGTTTAGCTTTCCAAGTCGCAACATTAGCAGCCATCTGTTCAGGCGAAGTATTTCTAGTACCGACGGGCATTCTTATTTATAGCTCGCGAATTCCTCCCTCGGCTGGGTGGACTGGAGGAGCCTCTAGCGCCTTCTTCAGGTCGGCAGTATCAGCAAGACCCTTATCAGCCTTCTCATCCTCAAGAGCCTTCTTACGACGCGCCTCATTGTCCTCCTTCTGCTTACGGATCTTGTCAGCCTTCTCCTCCTCGAAGAAAATCTCACGATTGACCTCGTTCTCCTTGTACTTGCGCATAAGCTCATTGAGTTCCTTCTCGGCATACTCAACCTCGGGCATCATGTGCTCAGAAGGATCCCATGGTAGCCACGCACCAACCTTACCGATATAAAGGTTATCGTTGGGGTAACGACGCTGTAGGACCTTCGCATACGTCTGACACTCCTCAAGATTGGCAAATACACGACGAATCTTAACTCCACGAACATTCGTTCGGAACTCTACCTTCTCCGTAAACTCAGCCTCAAGATCCTTCTCGCACTTTAGAAGGAAGATCTGATACTGCTCGTGAATATCAGTCTTACGAATCTCATCATTATGGATCTTGCGGAACTCCTCTAGATCCTTAAATAGATCATCGATCTTCAGGGAATACTTCTTGGAAAGAAAGGCAATGTAAT